AAAATATTGAAAAATACGCTCCCATGCTGGTTGTTGAAAATGACCAACCAATGTTTAAAAATGTTTATCATGAGGTACCCCAGCCAGATACACCTGATTTACTTAAAGGTATCCTAATGGCCAAACGCCATGGGATCGAGGTGTGGGACAATAATTATGAAAATTTCATAAATTCTGAAAAAATCACCTCTCTCACCAAAAAATTCATCGAAAAAGAATTTGCTAGTGAAATGTCAATTAAGGCCGAGGACCATCCTATCGAAGACTGGGACCAGTTACTGACCAATATCAATGCGGCCATGATTGTTGTGCCACCGGATAACGAATTGCCACACCTACGTAAGTGGCATCTACACCTAAAATCACTAGGGTTCACAGAAAATCAAATGACAGTAATGTTTAGGACTGATAATATCACAAACAAATCATTTAATGATTATATTAGAGAAAATAAATTAAACTCAGCATTGTCAGAAAATATAAAATTTGTGTTTGTCAGTAGACGTATTAAAAAACCTTTGATAAAATCTGGAATAAATTTTGATATTGTCATAACTTGTGATAGTTTAGGTAATAATCAAGCCATAAGAAAAATTTTAAATGACAAATACAACGCAGTTGTATACTTGGACAAATTGAAAGATAAGGATTTTGTTTGAAAAAATGTAAAATTGTAATCAAGGATGAAGTTAATGTTAAGATTGATAATTTAGATCTTGACACACGTAAATCTTTGGTGAAAAAATTCAAATATTTTGACCAAAAAGCAAGGTATCTACCAGCATATAAATTAGGTAGGTGGGATGGCTGTACCAGTTTTTTTGGTCTTGGCGGTACAACCTACATGACCTTGTTACCTCAGTTATTAGAAGAATTGTTTCGTCAAGGTTATGACCCAGAGGTAGAAGATCTTCGAGTTAGTCCACCACTAAATTTCACCAAAATTTCTGAAGATTTTTGGGGTGATTTAACATGGCCAGAAGGACACAGATTTGCCGGAGAAAAGATTAGACTTCGTGAAGACCAAGTTGAGGTTGTCAATAAGTTCCTTGAAAACCCACAATGTATTCAGGAAATTGCTACTGGTTTTGGTAAGACAATTACCACCGCAACTTTGTCAAAAATTTGTGAAAAATACGGTCGAACAATAACCATTGTTCCTAACAAAAGTCTAGTAGAACAAACTGAAGAAGATTTTATTAACTGTCGATTAGACGTAGGAGTTTACTACGGAGACAGAAAAGAACTGAATAAAACTCACACAATTTGTACCTGGCAAAGTCTCAATATTTTAGACAAAAAATCCAAGGATGTAACCGAAGATGACGTCCTAACATTGGCTGTTTTTCTTGACGGTGTTCAGACAGTAATGGTTGACGAGGTACACATGGCCAAGGCAGAAGTGTTGAAAAAACTACTAACCACCCACTTGTCAAACTGTGCTATTCGTTGGGGGCTAACTGGTACTGTACCTAAAGATGAACTCGAATTTATGAGTATAAAAGTAGGGTTAGGTGAAGTAGTACACCAAGTTAAGGCACACGAATTACAAGAAGCCGGTGTATTAAGTACCTGTCATGTCAATGTTATTCAAACAGCCGAATGGAAAGAATTTGGAAGTTACCCAGAAGAATTAAAATACTTGGTTACTAACGAAGATAGAATGGCATATATCACTAAACTAGTCAAAACCATTGCCGAATCTGGTAATACACTGGTACTGGTTGACAGAATAGAATCTGGGCGTATAATATGTAGTAGTATAGAAGACTCTGTGTTTATTAGCGGAGAGGTTAAGACTAAAGATAGGAAAGAGGAATATGATCAGATTCGTACTGAGAATAATAAAATCATTGTTGCGACTTATGGGGTGGCTGCTGTTGGTATCAATATTCCTCGGATTTTTAACCTGGTGCTACTGGAACCGGGAAAAAGTTTTGTTAGGGTTATCCAAAGTATTGGACGAGGTATCCGAAAGGCTGAAGACAAAGATTTCGTCCAAATCTGGGACTTAACCGCAAGTAGTAAGTATGCTAAGAAACATTTAACAGAACGGAAAAGGTTTTATAAAGAAGCAAAATATCCGTTCACAATAGATAAGGTAAAATATTAATGCAAATTTTAACATTAGAGGATAAGACGTTTTATTTGAACGATCTGCCCGACGAGATAGATGAGGATTTGAGGTTCAGTGTATTAGATAACAGCGATCCTAATAATCCTGATTATTTTTTCATTCCTTTAATCTTTTTAGAAAGTTTTACAGCACCTGCGGCTGTATTGAAAGTAGGACCGTATACTATTAATATGCCACTTGATTGGTGTACTATTGTAGGAGATCCAACTGGCCCTGAAATGGAAGTGTTACCACTAACAAGCCTAAACGATAGAGGTTTTAGAACATTTACATTTAATCCATTAAGTGGATTTAGACCAGAATTTTTTGATATTGATATTATTGATGTGTATCAAGATGTTAAATGGTATTTTCCTAAAATGAAGCCAGGTCAACTTCTTACTACTCCTCTTGCTCCCGGACATAAATCACCGTGCGCCTTCTTTGTTAAAGATGTTAGTCGTCAAAGTGAACTAGTAGATTATAGCAAATGTTGGTAATATGGGCACACTTAAACCAGGCGCAACCTATATTCATGAACGTGTAGATAACGTAGTCTACTCAAGAGAGTTCGGTTCTGATCCTAGCACTAGACAAGTTGTTGGTTGGGATTACAATAAAGACAATCCTACGTTTGATCCAAGGACTAGAGATGGACGCCCATTGATTGATCAAATGAGAGAAGATCAATTATGGGGAGAAATTCGTCGGGCGGCTAAAGAAAATACAACGTTAGCCAATATACTTGAACAAGCAAAAACTGTGTATTATACTATAAAAGATGACATTGGACATAAAAAGAGAACTTAAGGCCGTAGATCTTAAAGATTATAATTTCTACGATAATTTAGATGATAAGGAGAAAAAAGAATTCTCTCCTTATATTCTTATGAGATATGTTTCTAACGTTGAAGGTGATAGAGACGTACAAGAACATTTTTTAGAAATGACTAACGAACTAGTCAACAAAGGCCATTGGCAACTGAGTAAAGACCATAAGGCGCTATTGTGGAAAATGTTTGCGGCAACAGGTGTAGGCATGAGCGCATACCATCCGTATCTAGCCGCAGGTAAAAAACAAAAAGCAAACAAAATTGAAAAGTTATTAGCAGAACTGTACCCAGCCATGAAGATGGATGAAATCAAATTGCTAGCATCAATGATGGACAAAAAAGACATCACTGAGTTATTCGACAAAATGGGTTTTGATAAGAAACAAAGGAAAGATTATGAATAATTTCTGGACAGTGGGCATAGATGCCGACGGAAAAGTTTTTCTAGAAAACGAAAGTAAACAAGATGTTAAATTATATCTTGAAGGAAAAGAATTTAACTCAGTAAATGAAAAGGCATTCTTTGCTAGCAACTTAGCAAGGTCACTTAACGGAACATTAAATGATAGCATTGGTTGAACAACCTTTCAATTGTTTTCATTGTGGCAAGAGTTTTATGAAAGAAAAAACTCTATACGCTCACATGTGTGAAAATAAAAGAAGGGCAATGCAAAAAGATGAAAAACGTGTCCAAGCAGGCTACATGGCCTTTAATAGATTTTTTAAGTTAACACAAGGCGCTAAAAAAGATAAAACATACGAAGAATTTTGTAAAAGTCCGTACTACAATGCCTTTGTAAAGTTTGGTAGTTTTGTTAATAATGTTAATCCTTTATACCCAGATAAGTTTGTTGACTTTGTTATTAAAAGCGGAGTTAAATTAGATCATTGGTGTAGAGATGAACTGTATGATACATATCTTTTTGAAATGATAAAATTAGAACCTTGCGAAAGTGCTATTCAAAGAAGTCTGTCTCATATGATGGAATGGGGTGATAACAATAACGCCAACTTTGCTCATTATTTTTTATATGTTAATCTTAATCGTGCTGTTAATGATATTCGTAATGGTTATGTAAGTCCTTGGCTTGTATTAAATTGTCAATCAGGAAAAGATTTAATCAGTAAATTAAATGACGAGCAATTAGATATTATTGCTCCTTCATTCGATGTAGCATATTGGATTAAAAAATTTAAAGAATCTAAAGCCGACATCGCTATGATTAAAGAAGTCTGTAAGGAGGCAGGAATTGACTAACGATGAGAAAAATATAAGAGAGTTTTGTAGTCGTCATAGAGTAACAATAGTCGATACAAACAAACGTGCTCATAAGGTTACTAAAGTTAGTACAAGATTTTTTGTATCACAAGATGACTATAATGTAATAGATCAACCTATTTTTTATGAGACTGAAAAACTTTATACTGTAGAAATTAGTGAAAGTGAATTAGAAAGAATAGCAAATTTTGAAGCCGAAGTATTCAACCATATGGGCAAAACAGGACATTATAATCTGTTTGAAATACTAATGGAACAAAAAGAAAATGAAAAATATTTGAGAAGAAAATTTGCGGCTGTTCAAAAGGCTTACGAAAATTACAGTTTAATGTTATCATTAGCAAACAGTGGAAAGTTAGATTTACCAAATGCCTGATATTGATATTGATTTCGCCGATAGAAGCAAGGTCCTCAACATAGTTGAACATGTCCCTGCGACTATCAACGGGTTCAAAAAGCACAACACAGGAGTTTATTGTACTTCTATTCCGTACAATCCTCTAACACATATGGCTTCGATAGACTACAAAGAAGCGGAAGAACGAGGATATTTTAAAATTGATTTTTTAAATGTTGGAATGTATAACGGTGTTCGAGACGAGGATCATTTAATTAAATTAATGAATCAGGAGCCATTATGGAATTTGCTTTTGGAAGACGAATTTACAAATCTGTTATTTCACTTGAACGGGCACGGGGATATACTAAGGAAGACCTGCCCTACTTCCGTGGAACAATTAAGTGCGGTCCTAGCAATGATTCGCCCTGCGAAACGTTATCTGATTGGGAAAGACTGGACTACGATTATGAACGAAGTTTGGACGAAACCAACCAATGATGAATATTTCTTTAAAAAGGCCCACGCAGTAGCCTATGCTATGGCCATTGTAATCCAGATGAATTTAATTTGTGAAGGTGTTAGCGTAGCGGACGCTTAGGGGAT